GTACCTATGATTCCAATAGACCCTATAACAGCGTTAGAAGGACTACAGACTGCAATCAGCGTAGTCAAAAAGGCAAGCAAGGTCGCAAGTGATCTGGCTGGATTGGCTCCATCCATTGCGAGGCTTTTTGATGCCAAGAGCACCGCCACCAAGGCGATGCTTCAGGCCAAGCGCACGGGGGGTAAATCCAACCTAGGTGCGGCGCTACAGATTGAGATGGCTCTTGATGAGGCCAAGCGGTTTGAGGAGCAGTTAAAGATGCTGTTCATGCAGGCGGGGCGTATAGATGTGTGGAATGCGACCAAAGCTCGGCAAGCTGAGATGGATAGAGATGATGCCAGAGAGATGGCAGAGCTAAAGGCTGAAGAGAAGCGCCGCAAAGAAGAAGAACAAGAGCAGATGGCGTGGGCAGTTGGGATTGTTGTGATTGTGATGCTCCTAGGCGCAGTTGGGTGGGGGCTTAATGAGTTGGCTGAACTGTGTGCCAAGACAAGGTGTGGTCGGTGAATGAATACCAGAAACAGTTTGACCTCTTCCTCAAAGTCTTTGTCAGGCTGTGTGTGGCTTGGTGGGTGCTTGGACTGCTCCGCTTCTTGCCAGACGATGTTGCTAAAAAAGTATTAGGAATGTTTGGTCTATGAGTGACGAAAAGCCATCAGACGTATTGAGCAAGGTGCTGTCCTATGTGGATAGCCCATTCAAGCTGTTTGCGCTGCTGCTCATGGCGGTGTTTGCGTTTGCTGGGTACTTTGTTTGGCAGAACCAAGAACTGTTGATGGGGGCATATAAAGAGTCTAAGAGAATGCCAAGCATTGTTGAGGACAGAGTGGAAGACGCTGCCGCCCACTTGTTTAAAACAACCAACGCTACCATTGTGGCTGTATTTAAAGTAAACCCTATGTTTGGAACCAGAGTGCTGCATCGTGCTTACACCAAAGAGGGTAGAGACAAAACCAATGATGGGCTTGATGTTGGGCTGTTTACTCAAAACCAAGCTAACAACGCTGATGTGATTAAGCTGATGGCAAGTGAGATTCCTTGTGGCGAGTACAAGTCAGCGCAATCTGAAATGGGTTTATGGTATATCGCCAAGGGGGTTGCCTACACTTGCCGAGTCAGCATCCCACCTGATCCAAGCCGGTTTGTTGGACAAATCACTGTAGGCTGGGATAATGAACCCGCTGACATTCAAGTAACAAGAACCATGATGGAAATTGCAGCAACCATGCTCAGTAAAAGCAAACAGTAAAGGATCAATATGCTGACACTACTCTCAACCTTAATCTCATTTCTGATGGGCGGTTTGCCCAAGATTTTGGAATTCTTTCAAGACCGGGCAGATAAGAAGCATGAGTTAAACCTTGCCCAGATGCAGATCACCCGTGAATTAGAGCTTCGTAAAGCAGGCTTTGAGGCGCAAGAACGTATTGAGCACATCAAGTCAGAACAGCTAGAAACAGAGAGCGCAGCTAACACCAAGCAGATTCTGATCGGCGCTCAGCAGGCTGAAATGCAGGCTATCTATGCCCACGACACAAGTTTAAACGAGGGGACTTCTACATGGATGAAGAACCTCCGAGCCTCTGTTCGTCCCGTTATCACATACGGCTTCTTCTTCCTGCTACTGTTTATTGACATTGGTCTGTTCGCCTACGGCTGGAACAGTGGTGTGCCGTTTACTGAGTTAGCCGAGATGCTGTGGGACTCTGATACCCAAGCTCTGTTTGCTTCTATTATTGCTTTCCACTTTGGTGGCCGGGCGTTTGGCAAATGAAAATATCAGCCAAGTGTTTAAACATGATTCGTCATCACGAAGGCGTGAGGCAGAATCCCTACAAATGCCCTGCAAAGCTGTGGACTGTGGGCGTTGGTCATGTCATGTTCCCAGAGCAGGGCAAGCTCAAGATAGACCAGCGGGATGCCTTTGTGCCACCGCCAGAGGCCATGCGAAAACACTCAATGGAGGAAGTCGATGCAATACTTAGGGCAGACCTTGCTCGGTTTGAGAAAGGCGTGGCTACTTATTGTCCTGTGCCTCTTACTCAAGGACAGTTTGACGCATTGGTATCTTTTGCTTTCAATGTAGGATTGGGCACTCTCCAGCGTTCAACCCTGCGTCAAAAGGTACTGCGTGGTGATATGGCCGGTGCAGCAGAAGAGTTGTTGAAATATTGCATGGCGGGGGGTAAAATTCTCAAAGGGCTACAGAATCGCCGTATTGACGAGCGGGCCGTGTTTTTATCCTAGGACTGCCCATGCCATTAAAGAAACTTCAGCAGAAAGCCGGTGTAAACAGAGAAAATACTCGATACACATCGGAGAATGGCTACTATGTTTCGGACAAGATAAGATTTCGCCAAGGCACACCAGAGAAAATTGGTGGCTGGCAGCGCATTTCTTCTACGATATTCCAAGGGGTTTGCCGTTCTTTGTGGAACTGGGTGACTCTGGGCGGGCAGAACTTGCTTGCTGTAGGTACAAATTTAAAGTACTACATCGAGTCTGGCGGTGCGTATAACGACATTACTCCCTTGCGCAAAACCCCAGCAACGCTTGCTAACAACCCATTTGCTACCACATCAGGCTCAACTACAGTAGTTGTAACGGATGCTACGGGCGGTTATATCAATGGTGACTTTGTAACCTTTAGCGGTGCTACAGCTGTTGCCGGACTAACCCTTAATGGGGAATATCAACTCTCTACTATCGGTGCGTCTACAACAACATATGAAATTACAGCGGCGTCTGCGGCTAATGCAACAACTACGGGCGGTGGGGCAGCTGTCGTAGCGGCATACCAAGTTAATGTTGGTACGGCGTTTGCCATTCCTTTAGTTGGTTGGGGCGCGGGCGCATGGGGGTCTGGTACGTGGGGTATTGGTTCGGCATCAACCAATCAGATGCGTATCTGGAGTCAAGCTAACTTCGGTGAAGACTTAATCTTTGGCCCTAACGGCGGTCAGATCTATATCTGGAAAGCCAATACGTCATTGACAACACGGGGTGTTTTGATTTCTAGTTTGGTAGGGGCTAGCTCTGTTCCTACGGTCCAAAACTTAATTCTAATTTCTGACTCATCTAGGTTTACGTTTGCGTTTGGCTGTAACGACTACGGCTCTGCTGACCAAAACCCAACGCTCATTCGTTGGTCTGATCAAGAAGATTACCTTGAATGGTTTCCTGCTGCGACCAATCAGGCTGGTAGCTTACAACTGTCGCACGGCTCAAAGATCGTGACTGCCTTGCAGTCTCGTCAGGAAATCTTGGTTTGGACTGATTCTTCTCTGTATTCTATGCAGTACCAAGGACCGCCAGCTGTTTGGGGCGCTCAGTTATTGGCAGACAACATCTCTATCGCTGGCCCAAATGCGTGTGCAATTGCGTCTGGTGTGACTTACTGGATGGGTATTGATAAGTTCTACAAATACGATGGCCGTACACAGACGTTGCGTTGTGACTTGCGTCAGTACATCTTCCAAGACATTAACTTAGAACAGGCCGCTCAGATCTTTGCATCTACCAATGAAGGCTTTAACGAAGTCTGGTTCTTCTACTGCTCGGCCAACTCATTTACGATTGATAAATACGTTACCTATAACTACGCAGAAGATGTGTGGGCGTATGGAACAATGGCCCGTACAGCGTGGCTTGACTCTGCGTTGCGCCAGCATCCAATGGCGGCTACCTACAGCTACAACATTGTGTTCCACGAGCAGGGCAATGATGACAATGAAACAGGTACAACCCTGCCGATTAACGCAGTGATTGAGACAACTGAGTTTGACATTGATGACGGCGATCACTTTGGGTTTGTCTGGCGTATCGTGCCTGACATTACCTTCAGGGGTTCAGATACGGCCTCCCCGCAAGTGACCATGACTTTGATCCCAATGCAGAACTCTGGCTCTGGCTACAACAGTCCAATCTCTTTGGGTGGTAACTCGGATGCTACGATTGTAAGAACAGCTACGGTGCCGATTGAAGAGTTTACGGGTCAGGTATACGTCAGGGTGCGTGGCCGTCAGATGATTATGAAAGTGGAGTCTAACCAACTAGGTTGTGCATGGCAGCTGGGTAGCCCCCGCATTGACATCAAACAAGATGGCCGCAGAGGTAACTCATGAGTGTCATCATCACATCAGAGTTTGAGCTTCAGCGGGTACAGCCTCCCGCGTTGCCGTTTGCTACGCCGGTATATAACGAACAGTACCAGAACCAACTTAATAACATTTTGCGTCTGTACTTTAACCGGCTAGAGAACATACTTAACCAACTTGACTCAGGCACTTTTCAGCCGCCCTTAACAAACTATACTGTCGCAACACTTCCTAGTGCGGCTACATCTGGTAAGGGTGCTCGGGCGTTTGTAACTGATGCGTTAGGTCCATCGTTTGGAGCTACTGTTGTGACTGGCGGCGCTGTTGCTGTGCCCGTGTACTCAGATGGAACAAATTGGAAAGTTGGTTAAACATGGCAAGATTTGATCGCGACCTTGGTTTAGTTAGATACGATTTTGAAGACGGTGGCTTCGGGATGGATGGTCCTTCTCAGGAAGAATTCTTAACAAATATCATCCGCCCCTCACAGCCTTTTATTCAAGCAACACCGCAACCCGCTGCGCCCCAGATAGATCCTGTTGCAGCATTACTTGCGTCCCAAGAACCCGCTGCGGCTGATATTGATTATTTTGCTCAGCAATTTGGTGATTACTTTAAGCCAACCCAACCCGCTGCTCAACCAATAGCTGAACCAGCTCCAATGTATGACCCCTTTAATAGTTCAAGTGGCATCATTGAGGATGTTGAAGAGCCGTTTAACTACGCTCAGTTTTTTAACGATAAACCAGAACCCGCCGTTCAACCAATAGCACAGCCTGTTGCTGAAGCAGCTCCAGCGTATGAACCTTTTAGAGGTTTAAATAACATTATTGTTGAAGAGCCGCTTGAAAAATTTGTGCAAGATATTACTGAGCCGACCCCCCTTGCGCCAACTCAACCCGCTGCTCAACCAGTAGCTGAGCCGCTTCCATTTGCACCCGGTAATACAAAATCTGACATCATTGAAGATGTTGAAGAGCCACTTGAAAAATTGGTGCAAGATGTCACTGAGCCGACTCGCCTTACGCCAGCACAAACCGCTCAACCAACTCAGCCTGAACAACCCGCTAAACCAGCAGGGCCAGCACCCGAGGTGCTTGGTTCTTTAACTAAGCAGATTCTTGGTTCAAGCGACACATCAAAGTGGAGTGGCTCTGGCTATGGCTCTGCTGAAAAAAATGCTGAAGATATGGCCAAAATTATGGCCAGCATTGGTATTACCGATGTCAAGCAGTTTGGCAAAGTTGATAAGTACGAGCCTGTTGAACAGATTGGCATGACTTTCAATGGTCAGCCTGTTCGGGGTTCAGGTTCTGAACTTTATGTAATGGATGCAGTTGATACTGGCGATGGTACAGATTATGTTCGTAGAAACCTCAGCCCAGAAGAAGCTCAAAAAGTAAAGCCTGTCTATGGTGTTACAACCGGGTTAGATGAAAATAACCAACCTACTTACAAGAATGTTGATGTTACGAACGTAAAAGAAAAAGATGGTCAACTTGTTGGCGTTACTGGTCAAACATTTGGTAATAAGTTAACGGGTCAGCAAGTTCCAAACACATACACAGAACGCCAGACAGGTGATTTCTTTGGTGGGACCTACGAAGGTAAGGGGAACACTGGATACGGCGTTCAATTTGATGCCCAAGGCAATCCAGTCTTTTATACAAAAGGTGCGTCTAGCAGTGATTTTGACAAGTTTGCCCCGCTATTAACACTTGCATCATTTGTTCCCGGCCTAGCGCCATTTGCTCAGGGTATAAACGCTCTGATTTCAGCCAAACAAGGTAATGTGTTGGGAGCAATTGCGGGCGCTGCTGGTCTTGGCAACATGGCTGGTATTAGTGGGATGGCTGATGTTGCTAAAGCAGCCAGATTTGCAAGTGCCGTAAAGAGTGGCGACCCATTAGCCATTGCTTTTTCTGGCGCTAATCTTGGTGGGGTAACTAACATTGGCGGGGTAGATCTTAAAGATATTTCCAAAACCATTGGTGGAATTAAAGCAATTCAAAGTGGTGATCCTTTAACCATGATGCTTTACGGTATGGATGTAATGTCAGGATCCGGTGGAAGTTCACCAACAAAGTCCAGCGTAGATTTGCAAACAGAAGACCCGCTTAGCCCAGAAGAGCAAGCACAACTCATAGAAAATAGACTTAACTCAGCTATTAGTCGGTCACAAATTTCCCCTGACGAGGAAGATGCAAATACGCAAAGAGCAATTGAAGACCTTGAGCGCATGTATGGGCCGTCGTCAGCTACAAGATCTTTTACTCCTGAACCGCAGGTTGATGAAGCTGATGATTTCTTAAAGTCAATTGGTATCAAAACAATCGATAGACCGTCTGATAGCGGGCTAAGCAACGACGACATTCTCAATATGGTTAACGCCAATAATGAGATGATTATCACCGGCAACCGTGACACTGTCGGCAGGGGTATGTCTGGAGACATTTCTAGCAATCTTGAAAATGCGGGTGAACTCCCCTCGCTGACTCCAGCAGAAAAACTTTCCGAGTTAGTAACTACGGCAGATCGGGATAAAACGCAGGAACATGTATTTGACCCAACGTTTGGTGGAGTAATGCCGCTTCCCGTAGAAGACCCCAACAGACTTGAAATTGTCGCTAAACGAGAGCCTCAGTACTTGCCAACGGACAATGATTTTCCGGCTACACCTATTAAAAATATAGAAAAACTCTCTGAGCTGGTTATGACGGCCAACCGGGATAAAACGCAGGAGCATGTGTTTGATCCTACATTTGGCGGTACTTTGCCGTTGCCTGAGCCACCAACGACTCCCGGTGCAACCCCAGCACCTA